CCGGCCTTCTCATTCATGTCAAGGAATCGTTTTACCAACCCCAAAGTGAAAAAGGTTTTACCAGTTGCAGATTCCCCTGCAATTGCGGTTATCTTGTTTGCAGGAAGTCCACCATAGATAGAACCAGACAACAATGCGTTGAAAACATATGATCCAGTATCAATATAATTCTCTACATCACCCCCAAATATTCCATCATCTACCAGACTTGCAAATTCGTTTCCGGCGGCCTTTGCAAGATCTTTTAAATTATTCATAATTTCCCTTTCAATTTTTTAAATGCGTTCCATGTCAAAATTTTGAAGTTATTTCCATCTTCTTCTGCATATTCTGCCACGTTGTCCTTGTCGATCACCTCCTTATCGGACAAATCGGGCATGACTGTTACTGTTCTAGTCGCAAGTTTTTTTTCTTTGCGATAATCTCTCAAAGTAATATTTGCAGCGATCACTAACATCACTGCAAGGGGGTCAAAAACAAAGATGAGAAGTATGATTATCCAACGCACGGCCTGTTCAAGCTCACTTTCACTTGTATCATCATATAACATTTCAGCAACATAACGAATAGGTCCAACTTCCACTTCTGCAAGCGATAAATTTGTTTTCAATTCATACTTCTCATCCGTCAAACCATCTATTTCATTTTCCAATCCTTCTATTTTTGTTTTTAATATACTTGTTTCATTATCCATTGCACCAATCTTGGCCAATCCTTTTGAGATTGCACCAAGTTCAATGTATCGTTCTAGAGCCTTGTCTAATGTATCTAATCTACCTTGATATCTATTTACTTGAGTTTGTCGTTGATCGACTTTTAACTCAATTCTTTCTATTCGCTCTTCCAAAAGGGCAGTAGGACTTGATTGTGTAATATGCGCTCTTGAAAGAAACCCAAATATTCCCAATGATGTAATGAACATCAAAACAATTACTGATATAATGAAATATGACCTCATTATGACAGGACAACTTTTCCAATTGGTGAATGTCCAAGATGCACATATCAGTTTGCCTATTTCAAGGACAATTCCCATTATCATAATAGCTTGTGTTGCTCCCGAAAAAATTGCCATCAACCCAACAATGGAATACCAAGCCGCAACTGTGCTTATTGCAAGCGCAACAAATAATGTTAATACCCCGAAAAACATCTACCCGAAAAATTCCTCTAATGATGCTTTATTTTTATCGTTTGGCGAATCTTTCAATAACTTACTCCATGCATACTTGGCTCTGGGTTGACCATTTTTCATTTCTTCGTCAAGTATTTCAATATAAGTTGGAAATTTTTCCATTATCATTTCCAATCCCTTTTTCACAAAATCATCTTCACGAAAATTTGAACATCCCCCCACAGAACCAAAATCAGTACAATACAAATATTCGTCAAACCTTCCAATTTGATAACCTCTACTTAAAATTTCCATATTGATAAGGATATCTTCAACCGTAAATGTTGAATCTTTCGTATAAGAAAAATCTATATCATCAATAAATTCTGAAAATATCTCTCCATCAATAGAATATGCATTCATAACACCACCGCTCGTATCAGTATATCGTTTTGGATATGGAGGCATCCCACTAAGACGGCATCCACATACAACAACCCCTGTATCATGTTTTTCTTCAAATTCACTAATCATATCATCATAATCTGAATCAATAAAATTTCTTTTGGACATTTCCATATTTGATTCAAACCCATAATATTTTATATTTCTCCTTGTAAAAGTAATATCATCATCTATCATTATATAACGACATTTTCCCCCATGACGATAGATAATTTCTCTTGTCTTGGCTATTCCAATGTCATTATCAACCACCAAATATTCACAGTCATAATCATACAAATGCTCTTCCTTTTTTTGTATCACCATTGTGGTGATATCTTTCCATTTTTGTGGAAGGTGGTTGTATGTTATTTGATTGTCATATCTTCCCAGAGTAGGAATATAAATTCTATCCAAAAAAATCCTCCAAAGTTGATATATGTTCTGTATTCCAACCCACTGCATCCATTACAGATGACATTGGTTCAATAAATGATTTATTGAATTGCAAATCATAATCTATGTATTCATTCAATCCAAATTCAGGAGGCAGATTATTGAGAATTGCAATGACAGAATCACCAACTGGATTTGGTTTTTTAAGATATGCAAATTTAATCTTCTCACCATCTTTGATTGTGGGATAAGAATTCAATAACTTTTTGTCTTTCAACAATTTATTATAAATCAATGCACCTTTTGTATGAATTGGTGTTCCTTTACGATACAATTGTGCCGCATCATAATATTTTTCAAGACCACGAACAGACCTTGGAAAAAAGATATCTTCAGCCGCGAGAGTGCTGAACTCTTCTTTGAAATTCTCAATATAATTAATAGCATCCTCTTCTGTTCCATTCATGATAATCTTGAAAATATCTTTCATTTTCGTCTTACATGCAGCAGGAGTAGAAGAACGAATCGCTTCAATTCCCATAATTTTAAGTTGAGGTTCTTCGTAACGAACACCTTCAGAATCAAATACATTCATGATATAACGTTTCTTAGCAGTCCATAATGCACGGTCTGCAATGTTCTCACGTTTCATTACCATTTTCTGTTGAAATGCATTGACATATTTTGCGAGGCCTTGATAAGACTTGTCTATAATCTGTTCCATTTTCTCTTCACAAACTTTGTCTAAAAAATCAACAATTTTCGTCTTATCTTCAACATCATCGCCAAATACTTTCTTGACCAAATCATCCATGCGAATGTAAACGGAATCTGTATCAACTGCTACGACATAATCTTTCTCTTCTTTGGGTTGCAACAATTCATTCAAATAACGATTGATTTCCTTCTCAATCCACCGAATAGATAATTGACCAGATGTTGTTACGGCTTCTGCAATTCGTTGATCAAAATAACGAAAATGTTCATTTCCCATTGCACCAAAAGCAGAGTTAAGCGTAATTTTAAGATTTTGTTGCATATTGTGATACTTGGAGACCAAATTATTCAATTCAAATCTTTTTTGTGGGTCTTTTTCCTTTTGTAATTTCTTTTTGGTATCAATCATCAATTTTTTGAATCTTACACGGTCATTGTAAATCTGTTCCATCATTTCTGGAAGAAACCCTTGTTTATCAGTCCGATAAAATTCATTGTTTGGAGTATAAGTTACGTTGTGTTCTCCCAAAGTATCAAGAGATATATCACCATTCAACAATCCATTCACGCCAGGTTTTGTATCTTTAATTTGTTGTAACCCCCTTGGCAATTCCTGAGTAATTAATGTCTCTGGTGATAAATTATACTGCATTATCAAGTGAGGATAAAGAGAATTTAAATCAAAATTCACAACCCAATCATGGGCTCCAAGAATAGGTTCTTTGACAAATGCTCCTTCAAATTCTGAAGATTTATGAGATTGCACCTTTGGTGGAATAATGATATTTTTACGCAACAAATGATTATATATCAATGTATCCCACATACGAACTTGACCAAATGTATTACCATAATTCACTTTACAAAGATACGCCAAAGAAACTACCATTTCCAGAAGTTTCAATTTGCCCTCAAGTCGTTCAACTAATTCTACATCTTTGATGTTATATTCAATGAATTTTTGATAATCATTTTTGTATAGAAGATGCAATGTTCCTTGTTCAGAATAATCAAGTTTGCGTTCACCAAGTTCAACATTTGCAATATGGTCAAGACGATAAGATTCTTGTGGGGAATAGATGAACTTACGATACATAGCAAAATAATCAAGAGTCTCAACTCCGACAATCTTATAGGCCTGAAGTTCTTTACCTCCCATGCCATACATAGTATATTCGTTCACCCTTCTCCAAGGGGAAAGTAACCGATATGGGTTTTTTCTACCAGAATCAAACATTCTCTTTGCACGATTCACCAGATATGGAATGTCAAATGTCTCTATATTCCATCCAGTGACAATATCTGGGGATTCTTTATCCCACATTTCAAAGAATTTCTGCAAAAGAGCCCGTTCACTCTCAAACCGAAAATAGAAAACATTTTCCCTGTCATGAACAAATTCACCTCTACCAAACACATAACACTTCTCGTTAATTTTGAGAGTGATGGCGGTCACCTCTTCATTTGCAGTTTCGATATTTGGAAATCCATTTTCTGAACCAGTTTCGATATCAATGAATGCTATGCTTATTTGGGAAAAATCATATTCTATATGTTCTTCGGGAAAATGTTCTGCAATAAAGGCAAACTCAAACTTATTATTGCCATAAACATCAAAATTATCCAAATCTTTATATTTGCGGATGAAATCTCTACAATCAGAAACCGAGCCAGGACGAACTTCCCCGACACGAATTCCTTCTAATGTTTGATATTTAGATTTTTTTTCTTTGGTAGGAATATAAAGAGGCGGTTGATATTCTACTCTGTCCTTGAACCGCCTCCCATCTTTTGAGATTCCACGAAATAATATATGATTACCAACACATTCAACATTCGTGTAAAAACTCATTTAATATCCATTTGGTGTATTTTAATATAATTCACTTTTAACTCATCTAATTTAGTATAACATAATAGAATCTGTTTGTCAATCCAATTCTTTTTACCATTAAATTGGCCCATGAAAAACAAGATTTGTAAATAAAATAACCAGATAAATTTCATGTTTCCCCCTTACGAGAGAAGACCCTGCTTGTATTGTGTCTTCCCCCTAATTTTTAGTGCTGTCATGGTTTTTTTACGATTAGACCCATCTTTTTTATATGAACAATGAATCCACCCACTATTGGGGTCTTTTCCATCATAAAATTCTAAAATAAGTTGATCGAAGTCTAAATTTTTAGCAATCCATGCTGCCAATTTAGGATTTGATATTCGGGATGATTCAAAATCTGCTGCTTCACCATTACAATGCTGACTCGTTTTAGACCCACCCACTTTTGAATTGAGTGCAGGAGAACGGTAACCGCTATTGATACGAATCGGCCCATATTCCTCCCTTACTGGTTGTAATATAAAATTACAAAGATTGACTAAATTAATAACATGTTCAGTTGTGGGAGCATTTGAAACTCCCAATCTATCAGCGGTTGAACTCTTAATCATCTCTAAGTATGAAAAATTCTTCGTCATATACATGACAATCCTTATTTCTGTAGTATTTCCATTGTTTTTGAATTAGGATCAAATACCACTTTAAAATCCATTTCAATAGGAAGTAATTTTCCATCCTTTAGGGGTATGGGTAACTTCCCTTCAACTGCACCCATCAATGCATCTTTAGCATTGTCATATGAGTGTGAATCATCATCTTTTACAATTTTATCAAGTTCTTTTTTAGCAGAATCAGGCAATAAGTCATCTATCATTTTACCAACATGCTCTTCTGCCAGGTCTTGTGCCTTATCGACTACTAGTCCCGCAACTACATTGAATAACATTCCTGCGAGTGGTAACATTTTTTCTCCTCCATAGTATTTTAAAAAACAAAAACCCCATCAAAGTATATATTCTTTAATGGGGCGGAGATTGATTGTTACTTACTAATCAACTTAGTAATGGGAATCAAACGAGGTTTCTTTTCTTCGGGAACCACTTTCTCCAAAGAAATATTCAGAAGACCGTTGTCAAACTCAGCTCCTTTGACAACCATATCATCAGAAAGAGTCCAAGATTTAGAGAATGACCTTCGGGCAATCCCCCTATGAACATACTGAGTGGTATCAGTACCTTTGTCTTCTTTTGACCGTACTGAAATAATACCGTCCTTCACCTCTACCTCAATGTCAGATTCAGAAAACCCAGCGAGGGCTAATTCAATGACATATTTGTAATCATCCGCTTTACGGATGTTGTAAGGTGGAAACCCAGTATCCTGAGCGGAATTGGGTGAATCCATCAAACGATTGAACATACGGTCAAATCCTACGGAAAGACCCATAAAACGTTCAAGATCGCCTGCGGTGAATGGAGTGTGATGTGCTAATGTAACCATAATGCCTCCTTATTTAAAGCGAGGTTATCAAAAAATCTCCCATCCTTAGCACAGGACTAGGAGAGGTAATACGAGGCCATCACTATGATGCACCCCAATCACGCCATCCTTCACCTTTACATAGGTGATGGAAGCGATGTCTTAAAACTGTCCAAATCAATTTTATTAGTGAATCTTCAGCGTAACTACCTTCTTCCACTAATAATTTATATTT